TATGATAGTGAGCAAGCTTCAAGGCTTCCAGATAAAGAGAAATTATATTCAGAGTTATCTGCAAAGACAAGTATGATAAACAATGAGATAGAATCTCAACAGATACGTTCACCATTATTTGATATGGTTGCTCAACTACTTGTTGTTGGTTCAGTTGTGGTTGAAAAGATTAAAGATGATGGGATTATAGTTCATCCACTTAAGTCTTTTGCTGTTAAACTGAATAGAAGAGGTATGTCTATTGGAGTATGTATAGTTGAAACTATGTATAATCTTCCTGATGATATTGAACCAAAAGAAGTAAAGGATGAGTATGAGCTTTACACGTTACTTAATTATGATTCGGATTCTGACAAGTGGATAATGACACAAGAAATTGATGGTGATATAGTTGGTGAAGAGCAAACATTCAAGAATGATATGGATTTACCATTCAGATACCTTGGTTGGCAATGGGCAGCAGGAGAAAGTTATCATAGACCATATGTAGAAGACTATATTGATGATATGATGCAACTTAATTCACTTGCTGAACTATTGACTAGGGGTTCGTTAGCTGCTGCTAAGATAACATGGTTGGTTGATGAGAGAGGTTCAAGAACGAGCAGGAAAGATGTTGCTTCTTCTAAGACTGGTGCATATATACATGGTAAAGCAGATGATGTAACAGTGGTTCAAGTTGGAAAGAACTTTGATTTCCAAGTACCAATGGACAGAGAAGCTAACCTTAAGAGAGAATTGTCTAAACTATTCCTTTCAAATGAATCTGCTACTAGAGATGCAGAGAGAGTTACTGCATATGAAGTTCAGTTGATGGCTAGAGAACTAGAGAGTTCTACATTGAGTGGTATCTATTCAGCAATGGCTGTTGGTTTCTCTAAGTGGTTAGTTCATCAGATAATGAAAGAGAAGAAGATAGAGTTTAAGACTTTTGATGTAGAGATACTAACTGGTTTAGATGCTATTGGTAGGTCACAAGAAGCTCAGAAGCTCGATGGTTTTATGAATAGGATAGCTCAACTTCAACTTACTCCATATATTGATATGAAAGAGTTGATTGCTAGATATGCTGCATTTGATGGTATAAATACTGTTGGTTTAGTTAAGACTAAAGCTGAGGTTCAGAAAGAGCAAGAAGCTCAGAGACAGCAAGCTAGTGAGCAACAAGCTAGTGAGTCAATGGCTGGTGAAACTGGTGGTATGGTTAGAGATGCTGTTAAGCCTAGATAAACTTATAAAGGAGGATATTATGGCAGAAAAGAATGTAGGCATTAAAGTTATTAGTGCTATCGACTTACCTAAGAACAAGAAAGAAAAAGCTAGACGAGAGAAGAAGAAGAAGTAAGTTCACAGTATCCTCTTCGGAGGATATTAATGAGTCTGACTCAACATTTTAATTAAAGGATAGCATTATGGCTGACGTAACTGCTGAAGAAATAAACGAGTTGATGAGCGAAGGTTTATCAAAGAAAGAAGCTGGTGAGAAACTAGGTATATCTGCACAGAAAGTAGGTTCTATTTTAGCTAAAGCTGATACTGAATTACTTAGTGGTGAAGTAATGGATGGTAGGTCTGCTTCTGAATTTGCTAAGACGTTCAATAGAGGCGATATAACAGAGAATGAAAACATTACTATATTCACTGCTCAAGAGTACACTGATTACTCGGCAGCAAATGGAAGATTCCAAGGAAGAAAGAAAGGTCAAAAGACTAAGTGTTCTATTGAAGAACTAAGAGCATTAATTAACTCTGGATTGAAACCAAAGTATATTATGAATAAGCATGGTATTGATAAGGAAGAGTTTAAACAACTTATTTGGAAATTGTCTGAGAAAGAGCTAAGAGCCAAACCACTGAAGTTTGATATAGACCAAGACTATATTCAAGTAGGTTAGTATGGCTGAAGTAATTGATACTGCTGGAACACCACCAGCGGAACCGACAGTAGAACCAAGTGGTTTACCATCTGATGTAGTTGTTGCAAAAGAAACTGCCTTAAACTTTGAGCTTACTGATGGGCTAAAAGAGAAGTATTTGAAGAGTGATAAGATACTTGGTAAGTATGATAGTCTTGAACAGCTTGTTGAATCTCATAAGAATCTACAAGATAAACATTCTCAGTATGTTGATGAAGTAAAGACTGGAGAAAAACAAGTAGAGAAGAGAGTAGCTGATGATGTAGTTCAGAGTGAACAGAACACAGTTATTAAATCTATGATTCCTGAATTTATGGCTAACAACATGGAGCTTACTTCAGAGATGGAAACCAAAGCTACTGAAGCTGGTATTGATATTCGAGACTTAAAGCTTGGAGCTATTGAACTTAGAGATAAGATTAGTAAATCACATGAAGTTGTTGGTGGTAGAGAAAACTATGATTCAATGATGACTTGGGCTAAAGATGGTTTAGATGATTCTCAGAAAAATTCATTTGATAATGATGTAACTAGCTCAATGGGAGAGTTCGCTATAGAGGGCTTATATGCTAGATTCAATAAAGCACAAGAAGACCCTAACGCTGTAGTTCCTAGAATTAATGGTGAAACAACAGTTAAGGGTATACAACCATATGCTGATAAAAGAGAATTGTTTAACGATAAGAAATACATTGATAGTGCTGCTGGGAAGAGGGATATTGCTGCTCAGAAGAACTATAAGGCTAGACTTAATATAACTTCAGAAGAAGTTTGGAGAGGAAGATAGCTTGACTTTTAATAAAAAGTTAGGTTATACTTTTAACAATGGTTGGTTGGGCTTATAGCCTGACTCATAACATCTGTGGGTAATTCTTCTAGATTATTCTTTATCGGTGTTTATTTGGCAACATACCCACTACCTAAATAAACACAACAAAAGATAAAGGATTTATCATGGCATATACTGGTGCAAATACTCCCAACGTGGGAACAGATACTACAAACGATTTAACAAGAGACATAACTTTAGACGTACTTCAATCATTCGAGCGTAAAACACGTTTTGCTGATTTGATTAGAATTGATAACATTGATGGTGGTGCTGCCGCAGGTTCATTTGTTATTGAAGGTAAAGAAGATACTGCTGATACTGGGATTGCTTCTTATACTGCTGGTGCTCAAGTTAGTGTTGGTAATGGTACTCAAGATGAAATTATTATTGCTCTTGATAGACCACAATATGAGTCAAGACGTATTGACAAATGGGATGAAGCTGTAGCTCGTTATGATGTTGAAGGAATGAATGTTCGTCAACTTGGTACAAAACTAGCTAATGCTGTTGACCGTAAAATCTCTGCTGCTGTAGAAGCTTCTTCTTTAGCTACTGGATTAGTTGGTAATGGTGATGGTACTGTTATCGTAAATGTTGTTCTTAATGGTGGAGCTTCTGCTGCTGCAACTGCTGAACTAAAAGGTGCAGCACTTATCGAGTCTATCTATGCAGCTAAGGCAGCAATGGAAGTTAATGATGTTGATGAGATGTGTTACTGTGCTTTAGACCCACTAGATTTCCAGTTCTTACCTCAAGCTTTAACTATCATTTCTAATGACTATACATCAAACAATGGTGGACTAGATATTGGTGATGTGAAAATGGTTGGTGGTGTTACAGTTTTCAAAACTAATAACCTTCCTGCTACTGCTGGTCTTGTTGGATTAGTGTTCTCAGCTGAAGCAGCTGGTATGGCTAAGTTATGGGATGTTCAACTTGACATTAACCCACAACCTGAGTTCTTGAATGCTAAACTAATCAATGCTTATTTCTCAAATGGTGTTGCTGCTTTACGTCCACAGTGTTCGGTATCTATCAAGAACGTATAAAGGATAAGTCATGGAACTATTTGAGATTCATGCTGGAAGTTTCATAGGAGTAGCAGATGCTACTCCACTTGGACCGAAGAAACAGATTAGAGCTATTGATGCTAATGCTGTTACTTTCGACTATGGTTCTATATCAACTAGACATGTAGCTGATGCTATAGGTACTGGTAATGGTTCAGAAACAGATTTTACTTGTAATAATACTCCATTAGTTAATGCTGATGAATTAGTTACTTATGTTGATGGTGAAGAAATTGACCCATCATATTACAGTGTTGTATTATCTACTGGTGTAGTTACTTTTTTACCAATACCAACTGACAATACTGCTGATGCTCTAGGCACTGGTGATGGTACAGAGGTTGACTTTACTTGTAACAATACTCCATTGCTTAGTGATGAAGCGTTAACTGTTTATGTTGATGCTGTAGAATATCCTAAGACTGGCTATTCTGTTGTACTAGCTACTGGTGTAGTTACATTTGATGCTGTTGAAACTACTCATACAGACGATGATATAGGTACTGGAAATGGAATACTTGTTGACTTTACTTGTAGCAATATACCGTTAGTTGATGAGGCTTTTCAAACAGATTATACTTCTGGTCAATCAGCTTTAACTGTTTATGTTGATGGGGTATATATTCCTTCAACAGAATATACAGTTGTACTAGCTACTGGTGTGATTACATTTGCAACAGCTCCAGCTGATACACTGGCTGTAACTGCTACTTACACTAGCAATGATGTTGCTGTGGCTAATGGACTAGATGTAACTGCTGATTATATTAGCTTAGAACCAATAGCTGATACACTTGAAGTTACAGCAGATTACATGAGTTCTGATGCGGTAACTAAAGTTGTTTCAATGTTAGCTGGTGAAGCTTTTACTATAGGTGGTGGTTGTGAGAGTGTTACATCTACTGCTTTAAAGAACGTAATATTATCATAGGTTTTTAATCCCCATCAATACTACGGTGGGGATACTAAAATCTATCTAAGGAGTAGCTAATGGCTTTTAATGAATTCGAGGTAGACTCTTCAAAACTGTTTCTTGACGCAGTGAACATACTCCTTCAAACAATCAATGAACGACCTATTGAAGATGAGGAAGACTTAGAAACTATTGAAGAGGCTAGGTTTGCAACATCAGTTCTCATTGAGACAAAGAAAGAAGTTCTATCTGATGGTTGGGATTTCAACACAGATGAAGGATATGTTCTTCCAGTTGATGTTGATGGATATATAATTGTTCCATTTAATATACTTGACCTAAGCTCAGATGATGGTGATTTAGTTATGAGAGATTGGAGACTATATTCCAAATCTGATAAGAGTCCAGTATTTGATGAAGCTAAGACAGTAAACATTATATGGGATATTGTATTCAACTCATTAACCCATCCAATTAGAAACTATATAACCATTAGAGCAAGTAGAAAGTTTCAGGCTAGACAGATAATGGATGGTCAGATTTATGCATATACTAAAGATGATGAAGAAGATGCTAGGATGATAGCTAGAAGAAGTGACAGTAGAACTTCAAACAATAATATGTATGATGAGCAGTATGGACAAAACTACCTAGTAAGCGGTACACTATAATGAGCTTAGTTGAAAATGCTAAGTCATCATTGTATGGTGGAGTTAACCAACAGGCTGCTGAACCTAGACTTGAGACTCAGGTTGAAGAATGTATAAATGCATATTGTCTGGTGATAATAAAGAGAAATATTCAATACAAATAACTGATGATGGATTAAAGGTAGTTAATGCATTGAGTGGTAAAGTGTATAGTGCTGTAGATGGAATAACTTTTGAGTCTGATTCTGGTGATTATTTGAAACCATATAATGGAGCTTCTGGTTATGCTGCAGTTACAATTAAAGATACTACGTTCCTTGTGAATAAATCAGTTGAACCAAAGCTTGATGATTTAGTAACTGGTTCAGATGTGAATAATGTGCAAGCACTAACTGTGTATGAGAAAACAATATGGTTCAACAAGAGAGACTATATACCTACTGACAGTGGAGA